TTTTCACCAGGAAGATACACATCCACAAATGGATTATTTTGAGGAACTTCTGATAATGCAATACCAGGAATACTTACCGATTGACAGAAGTATTGTATACTTGGAGCCCTTGAAAAATTCAATGTGAATTTATTAGGCTGAAGTATATTAGGATTTGTTGGATTTCTGTTTAGTGCGCTCATACTCTTATTTATAACCAAAAAAAGAGGCACCGAAGTGCCTCTCTTAAATACCCTCTTAACGGGGTTTTTTACATAATATTTTTGACTTTGAACGCACGATAGTAGTTGTTAGTCAAAACGGTGTTAGCGCCAACACCTTGTGTGGTGCCTTGTGCAAACGGATTTGCAACCATACCGTAACGAGTCTTGAAACCAATTTTTGGTTGGAAGGTAGTTGTATCAACTGCACGAACCATTTGTAGAGGAACATAAGGGCAGTAGAACAAACCAGCATCATACGCATTTGTACCTTTGTAGCCAACAACTGCGAACTCAGAAGTTCCTGTTGCAGTAAAATATGGATCAATGTAAACTTTTACACGACCAAACAATGTACCAGCAAAAGTGCTACCTGTGTCATCAACTGTCAAACTAACTTGACTTTGCAATGCAGAGTTGTAATCAAGCAATCCAGACATTGCTAATGCAGATGCGACATCTGAAGAGCAAATCAAGATGTTGCCTTTACCTCTACGAGTTGCTTTTGCAATTGCGTTAGCTTCTCTTTCGATTTGGAAAGCAAGACCTTTAACTTTTTCAACCATCCAACGACCATTAGAGTCGGTGTCAAGGTCGAATGTACCAGCAGTTGTAGTGCCGATTTGTGCGCCTGTTACAGCAGTGCCGTAGATTGTACGAACAACTTCACGGTTAATTTCTGCAAGAATCTCAGAAGAAAGAATGTTGCTTAATTCTGTTTCTGCGTCAAGACCATGAACTGCTTTCAAATCTTGTGCAAGTTCCATTGAGTACTCGGCCTTCAATGCGCGAGTGTTAGCAGTAACGGTAACTTTCTCAATTGAGAAACCCATTTCACGGAAAGGATTATCTTCACCGTTAGCGGTAGAGTAACCAAGAACTGCAGCTGCGTTACCAACGAATGTGTTAGCTGCAGCAGCACCGATTGCCAATGCAGTTTGAGCGGTACCAATACCAGAGAAACCTGTGTTAGCTTCGTTGAAGAATGCTTCTGTACCAGTTTGTGTCAAATAGCTTGAGCGCATTGCAAAGATCAAGCCTGTTGGACCTGTCATTGGTTGTACACCGCAGATATCATATGCAATCAAATTAGGTAGTGAACGGCGAACCAAACTGATTAAGATTGGATCGAAACCTGCAACAGGACCAGTAGCAGTAGCACCACCAGAGAAACCACCGTTACCAGCAGAGTTTGTAGGTGCAGCTTCAGTCATCATTCCTGTTTTTTGCATTTCAGTTGCTTGGTTTTCCAAGATAACTGCTGTTACTGCTTTTCTATAAGGGTCAGTAATTTTTGGAAGGTCTGGATGATCCAGTACACCTTCCCATTTTTTTTGTAATGATTCGGACAAATACATTAGTTTATCTCCTAGAGTTTAATTAAAATTTTGTTTTAGAAATTGCTTGAGAGACAGCAGCAACGAATGGGTCATGAATGACTTTCTTTGCTTCTTCTTCTTCAAACTGTTCGTTCAGTTGTTCTCCTGAAGCCTTTTTAGTGCTAGAGGGAAAGTAGTTTTCACGGATAGTATCAAGCTTGGATTTGTATTCGTCCTCTGTGGAGAATTCTACACCCTCTGCGAGTGATTTGATTTTTTCAGCCTGAGTATCAGTAAGTCCTTCAGTAACGTCACGAGCAATTTCATTCTTGCGTGATTCTACCAATGCCTTAGCATATGATACACCACGTTCTATTTCTTCATTGAGTTTGCTTTCGAGTTCTTCAACTTTGCCAGCAAGTTCATCAACGAGGTCAACTTTTTCTGCAGGCACATCAATGTAGTGCTCTGCAAATAGATTACGCAAACCGCCAATGAAGTCTTCAGTCAATTCTGCACGAAGACCAGTTTCAATTGCGATTTCGTTTTCTTCCATCCATTGTTCAACAACATATGAAAGATAGTCATCTACTTTTTCTGTTAGGTCTGACTTGACAGCTTCAATGGCTTCTTCAAGCATACCTGCGTATTGAGTTTCGATTTCTTCTTCAATTTGTGATACACGGTCATTAACACGAGCTTCAAAAATTGTAGAAACTTTACCTTTGAATTCTTCTGAGATGGTATCGTCATCTGAAAAAAGAGCATCAATGTCTTCTTTCATCTTTTCCTTCATCTTCATTTTCTTCATCATTGCTTTATCTTGAGCTGCATCATCATGCATCATTTCATCAATGATTTCTTCTTCAACTTCTTTATCTTCCATCTTAGCAGAAGCAGCAGATGGCTTTGTTGTTGGCGCAACGGCAGACTTAGCACCTTTTCCTGCATGGATTTTGTTGCTATCGTCATCTGGTTTAGAATTTTGTGGTGTTGGTCCACCCAAATCCTCAACCTCGCTGCCTGGCATTTTTTCCATCGGCACACCGTTTTTACCCTTGCTTCCTGCAAGAATATCTGCAGCTGCTTCCATTAGTTTGTTGTTCGACATTAGGAATCTCCTTTTGATTTCTTATTTATAAAATTATAGTTTTCTGATGTAATTCTCAAACAATTTAAGAGCAACCGCTTCTATTTGCTTAGGAGTTGCTTTTGTTATTTGTTTTTTAGCGTTATCAAAATCTGCTTCTACGAAGCGTCCTTCAACAAACATCCATTCTTTGTTTTCCATGATACCGTTAACAAATGCGCCTGGAGCAGACGGGTCTGCCACAATATCAGCCGCCGTTGCCAATCTTAGATCATCTTGAACAAGGTTATATCCTTCTTTTGTGGTAACAACAGAACCTAGTGCTCTTGAGGAAACACCTAAGTTTACTCCGTTATCAATGAAATTTTTAACGATTTGACCATAGGGTGTATCAAGAACCAGAGCTTTACCATGAAATGTATTTCCATCTTCTTTGAGTGAAACAATTTTATGTGATACTCTTTCTAAGTTTAGTGTTGGTGTGTCAGGATGCCCTAGTTCACCTAATGCACGATTTGTTTTGATGTATTCTTCATCATAGCGTCTAACTTCATTACGCAAAGTTTTCATTTCGTACATACGATTGTTTTTATTAACGGTATCACCAACTAAAAAAGTACCTTCAATATAGAGGTTCTTTTTACCGTTTTCTGAAGTTTCTGTTAAGTATTTAACAGACTCAATGTGTTCTCTGATAAGTTTCATATTAGTATCCGCCTGGTGCAGTTGTATATGTTGCTTCTTTTGTGAGTTCTAGTACCACAAAACCACCCGTATTAATTACCACAGTAATAGGTTGAGTGCTGTTATTTGCGATGGTAGTATTCAAATCATCAAATATAATAGTACCTGAATTATGCAAAGTAAGAACTGGTACACTATTGCGAGTAATTTGGATACTGCCGTTTGTTGACCATGAAACTTTACGGATGCTTGCAGCAGTAACAGTTTCATTAGCACTAGTTGATAGATTTGCTAATGCAATGGTTGTGCCAGTATCAATAATTCTAGCTATTGATGATGAGCGAAGTGTGTTAGTATATTCGAATGCCATTTTATTTTAATCCTATTGATAACCGTCTACGCATACTCATTTTTCTTTTCATTAGTGAGCGGCGCAGTTTAGCTCTTCTAGTTGTTTTCCATGATCTTTTTAATAATCTTGCTTTTCTTAATCTTACTGTGGCAGGTATACGTTTAACGGTATTACCTGAAATTCTATAACCTTTAATACCAGATCGTCTAGTATTCTTTTGAACAACAATACGACCTTTTGCATTTCTTCTAATTCTTCGGCGAATCTTTTTAATACGCCCCATCTTAATTATGTTTGGATTTCTTTTTGGTACAGCCTCATCCAAAACTTCAATAAAAATATCTTCTGCTACATAACGCTTTGCTTCTGCCAGACGTTTTGCAACTATCTCATTTAGATGAGCAAATAACTTTTCTTTTGCCTCATCTAACTTGTTCTCTATTAACGATGTAACAAAACTCATTTTGCACGCTTAAAAGCAAAGTCAGCCGCCTTCATAAAGTGTTCTGGTGACTTATGCACCATATCAGCAAACTTTTTCTTATTATCATCATTCAATGCATTATGAACTTGTGTTATCGCCGATGCAGTATAGTGATCAACTTTACGAGTATGACCAGATCCAAACTTAACAGATTGTGCCGATTTATTGCTTACTATTTTATTTAGTTGATCCATTACCGCTTCTTCCAATTCAACTTCTTCAGCTTGAATTGCTGTGCCTGCTGGAGTATCGTATGGTACAGAGAAGAATTTGTTAATTTGTTTGTTATAATACAATGCAATTTTTGTTCCATCGGGATACAAACGAATAGCTTTTCTCTTTAGCAATAAAACATAAGGAGGTGTTGGACCTGGATTTTGTGCTTCATCTAATTGATGTGATTCAATTTCAGTATATTCTTCTTCTACTTTATCTACCTTATCGCCAACTTTAATTCTATGTGCTCTGACTTTTCTTCCAGATGGGCTTAGCTTAAAATCAGAAGTATTAATTACATCTATGCCCTCATCTAAATCTTCTTTAACTGCTCGGCGAGAAAGTTGATTTATTTGTTTATTATTAGAAATTAAATCTACCATCTTGTTAAAGAGGTTTTGAATAATCATTTTATCTGCATTGTTGAATTGTGGTCTTTCTTCACCCATCTTATCTAAGATTTTGTGAATACGCTGCATCTGTGCCTTATTGGCCAGACCAGAACGAACCAAAACATCAAACTTAGAGTAGTCTGACTTTTCTTCTTCAACAATAGATTTGAATTCTAATAGAGATTTCATTATTCTTCTGCGGCAACTTCTTGTGACTCTTTATTACCATTAAAAATGTTTTGTGCAATTTGTATTTTGCGATCTTCTAGTGCATCAAATGCACGAACAGAAAGCATATCATTTAATATGTTTTTGGCACCAGATGCATTACCTGCGGCCAATTCGTCAATAAATTCTGATGATGTCATAATTATGTCCTTTTAAGTTATCTCTTATTTAGTAGAGATGTATATTTTTCCACCTCAAAATCTAATTGTGGAGTTAATGATTCGTTTGCAGCTTCGTCTTGTGTATTATCTACAGGAGGACTAGGCTCTGGTTCAGGTTGTTGTGGATCTGATGGTTGTGTTGGACCACCTGATCCCGCTGCGTCTTCTTTTGCAATCTGTTTCTTCATATTGGCAATGGTTTCTTTGTCCATTTGCAGAACATTCTTCTGAACCCATTCCATTGAATAGTATCTGCCAATATATGGATCAACTGATGCCAAAACACCCAATCGCTCACGAAGGATTTCAGCATCACGCATTTCGGTGAAGTTGTTGTCCTTCATGTAGTTATAATAAATGTCTTCCTTAAAATCGTCCCATTCTTCTAAAGTGCAAATGCCTTTTAGAACAAGCTGAATTTTAAGTGCATTATCAAAAATCTGAGAGAACTTATTACGCAGTCTAATAATAAACTTTGTAAACTTAACTTCATCTCTTGTAACTTCAGTTGTACGACCAACACCAATCATGCCACCTTGTTGTGGTACTAA